AACTGCTAAAAGAGACAAGTATAAAAACTGGTTTATTGATAGCAGAAAACCAAAAAATAAAAAATAAAATTTAATATAATGAAAATAAAAAAAGACGAATTAAAAGATTTACAAAATAAAGTTTCAAATATTAACCAAGCTAAACTTAGACTTGGTACTTTAGAAACGCAGAAAATAGTAATAGCACAAGCTATTATAAATTTACAGAGACAACTAGAAGAGTTTCATCAAAAGATGGATCTGTTGTATGGTAACGGTAACAAGTTGAACATTGATGTTAACTCAGGTGAATATCAAAAAATAGAGGAAGATGAAACTAATACGAAAAATTAGTGTTGGCAAAGATTATAAGAACGATGCCATGCACTACTCTGTAGGTCAAGAGGTTTATGGTGGGCACACTATTTGTGATATCATAGATGGTAAAGACAAATATAGTGTGTTTATTAAAAAAAATGAAGACATATTACCATGGAAAGACTTTAATAAAAACATGGCAATATCAGTCGAGTATAACCTAGAATATTGAGAGGTTTATTTGACTTTATCATAACACCAAAGGGTAAACGCTATAACAACACAAAGCAGGTTGGTGATACCGAACTTATATTAAATGCTTCAATTGAAGATCATTTAATGATAAATAGAACTGGTATTGTAAAAGCGTTACCTAGCGTTGGTGAAACTAATATACAAATTGGTGATGAAGTAATTCTTCACCATAATGTATTTAGAAGGTGGCATGACGCACATGGCAATGAAAAGAACAGTAGAAGCTTTATAGATGAGCACACGTACTGTGTATCTAGCGAACAGATATTTTTATACAAGCATAAAGGTAAATGGATAGCGCCAGATGAATATTGTTTTGTAAAGCCAATAAAATCATACGATAAATTAAGTGATGATAAAGAACAGCAGTTAGTGGGTGTTTTAAAATATTCAAATAACTCCTTAGACGCGTTAGGATTAACAGAAAATACCTTAGTGGGTTTTAGTCCGTATAGCAAGTTTGAGTTTGTTATAGAGCGCGAGAGGTTATATAGGGTATTAACTAATTCAATTACAATTAAATATGAATATCAAGGACAAGAAGAAGAATATAATCCAAGCTGGTTATAAGGCTGTTGATGAATTAATTAAAGTTGCCAAAGAAGAAATAGTAGACACAGACGAAGACATATCAGCTGACAGATTAAAAAATGCAGCAGCAACTAAAAAGCTTGCTATATTTGACGCGTTTGAAATATTAAATAAAATACAAGACGAACAGAATATGCTTGATGGTGTGGTAAAAGAAGATAAGCAAGAATCTTTTGGTGGTTTTGCAGAAAGAAGATCTAAGTAATGTACGAACAAACATTATATAAAGTTGTTCAACCAATTAAGTTAACTACGGTTAATAGGTTAAACAAAAGTAAAAAGTGGAAGTACGGATATAATAAAGAGCATGACATAGTTGTTATATCTAAAACAGGTATGATAGGTGATATAATAGAAATACAAAACCTACAAATAGCATTACCTAAACAACCAAAGAAAATACATAAGTTTGAAAAAGATAAATGGCAAGTAACACCATATCCAAAAGAACTTAATAGGATAAAATCAATATTTGATTGGAGAGATTATCCTGATGAATTTAAAAGCAAGTACATTGATTATATTGAAGGAGAGTTTACAAAAAGGGAAAATGGCTTTTGGTTTTACAATAAAGGCGTTCCTACTTATATCACTGGTACTCATTACATGTACCTCCAATGGTCAAAGATTGACGTCGGACACCCTGACTTTAGAGAAGCCAATAGATTATTCTTTATTTTTTGGGAGGCATGTAAGGCGGATACCAGGAGTTATGGAATGTGCTATCTCAAAAACAGACGCTCAGGCTTTTCTTTTATGGCATCGGGCGAGACAGTTAACCTTGCCACAATATCTTCCGATGCACGTTTCGGGGTATTGTCCAAATCTGGTGCCGATGCGAAGAAAATGTTCACGGATAAAATTGTCCCGATTTCGGTCAACTATCCTTTCTTCTTTAAACCGATCCAAGATGGTATGGACAGACCCAAAACAGAGTTGGCTTATAGAGTACCTGCTTCAAAGCTTACTAGAAGAAAACTTACCGCAAGTTCCGAAGATCAACCAGAAGAACTCACGGGGCTCGATACAACTATTGACTGGAAAAATACCGGTGATAATTCGTATGACGGGGAGAAACTTAAATTATTAGTACACGATGAAAGTGGTAAGTGGGAAAGACCAGATAATATATTAAATAACTGGAGAGTAACAAAGACAACTCTAAGGTTAGGTAGTAGAATTATTGGTAAGTGTATGATGGGATCAACGTGTAATGCGTTAGACAAAGGAGGTGATAATTTTAAGAAATTATACTATAACTCTGATGTAACTAAAAGAAATAAAAATGGCCAAACAGCTTCAGGACTATATTCGTTTTTTATACCAATGGAGTGGAACTATGAAGGATTTATGGATGAGCATGGCTTACCTGTGTTTGATACACCAGATAACGAGATCCACGGCCCACACAATGACATTATTGATACTGGCGTTATAGACCACTGGCAGAATGAAGCTGATGGTTTAAAGAATGATCAAGACGCCTTAAACGAGTTTTACAGACAATTTCCAAGATCTGAAGAACATGCTTTTAGAGATGAGACTAAAAACAGTATATTTAATTTAGTGAAGATATACGAGCAGATAGATTACAACGAAGAAACAAATCAAGGTATATCTACTGGTAATTTTCAGTGGGTTAATGGTGTGAAGGATTCAAACGTGCAATTTTATCCAGATCCAAAAGGGAGATTTAAAGTTAGCTGGGTACCACCGACTCATTTACAAAATAAAGTAATTGATAAAAACGGAACTAAATACCCAGGTAATGAGCACATGGGTGCTTTTGGTTGTGATAGTTATGATATATCAGGTACTGTAGACGGTTTAGGATCTAATGGTGCTTTACATGGTTTAACTAAGTTTAGCATGGAAGACGCGCCGCCTAGTCAATTTTTTTTAGAGTACGTGGCTAGACCAGCAACTGCTGAAATATTTTTTGAAGATGTTTTGATGGCATTAGTGTTTTATGGTATGCCAATACTTGCAGAGAATAATAAACCACGTTTATTGTATCATTTAAGAAGAAGAGGTTATAGAGGTTATTCAATGAATAGACCAGATAAAGTTTGGAATAAACTATCAACCACAGAGAAAGAAATAGGTGGTATACCAAACTCTAGTGAAGATATAAAGCAAGCTCACGCGGCAGCAATTGAAACATATATACAACAGTATGTAGGTTTAAAGTCAGATGGAGGTTGTGGTAACATGTATTTTAACAGAACATTAAATGATTGGTCGAGGTTTGATATTACTAAGCGTACTAAGTTTGATGCTACTATTAGCAGCGGGCTTGCTATTATGGCATGTAATAGACACCTTTATCAGCCGAATAAAAAGATTGAAAGAGCAAAAGTAGACTTAAGTTTTTCAAGGTATAACAACGAAGGTTTTACTTCACAAATAATAAAATAAAAGATGAACACAAAAAGTGCACAAAATTATTTTCCTAGTCAAGTAGTTAGTGATCAAGAAAAGAACAGCTACGAATATGGATTAAAAGTAGCTCAAGCAATTGAGTCTGAATGGTTTGGTAAAGACTTTAACTCTAATAGATTTAGTTTAAACCAACAAGATTTTCATAAATTAAGATTATACGCAAGAGGCGAACAATCAGTTCAAAAATACAAGGATGAATTATCTATTAATGGTGATTTATCATATCTAAATTTAGACTGGACACCAGTCCCTATAATTCCCAAGTTTGTAGACATTGTTGTAAATGGTATAGCAGAAAGAGCTTATGATATAAAAGCATATTCACAAGATCCATTTGGTGTAAAGAAAAGAACAGATTACATGGAGTCTATTGTTAGAGATATGCAGACATCTGAGATAAATGATGAAGCGTATGTAACATTAGGTTTAAATGTTTACGAGAATGATCCATTATCTTTACCTAAAACAACTGAAGAGTTAGAGTTACACATGCAGCTTGATTATAAACAGTCAATTGAAGTAGCTGAAGAGCAGTCATT